GCGCGCCGATCCTGGACCAGTCCGGCGCCGAGATCGACGACCAGACCACCGCAATGGCAGCGGTCACCGCCATTGCGGGCGTGGCCACTGCCGCTGGCGTGGCCGCGCAGCCCACCGTCGCTACCTCCGGCACCACCAGCGCCCCCGCTGGGGTCGCTACGGCCGCCGGGACCGCTGCGGGCCCTGTAGCGGCTGTAGCGCCTTCCGCAGGCACGGGCGTGGCTGCGGGTACCGCGCTGCGCCCAGCGGCGTCCGTGGGCGTCCTGGCCGCCGTGGCGGCGGCGGCTGGCAGCAGCGTGACCGCCACCACTGCGGTCACCGTCAACGCGGGTGTGGCCGCTGCCGCTGGGGTGGCATTGCAGCCGGTGGTCAACACCTCCGGTTCCACGAACGCCCCCGCCGGTGTCGCCACCGCCACTGGCGCGGCCAGTGCTGCCGCCACTGCGGTCACCGTCAGCGCCGGGGCCGCCACGGCGGCCGGGACGGCTGCGGCTGGGCTGGCCGCCATCACCGTGACCGCCCGGGTGGCCACTGCGGCTGGGGTGGCCACGGATGCGACCGTGTCCACCGCCACCGCCACCAGCGCCCTGGCCGGGGTGGCCACCGCTACGGGGACATCCCTCGCCGCGGCGGTCGCGCTCAACGTCCAGGCGCAGGCAGCTGCCTGCCGGGCGCTGGCCATAGGCCCCCCGCTGGTGCCCGTGCCCGCCCGGTCCACCGCGGCAGTGTCCGATCCGCGGGACGGTGAAGCGTCCGTCACAGACCCGCGGGACGGCGAAGCGGGCGTCACCGCACTGGCCATGTCTACGGCGGGAGTCACATGAGCGCGACCGTCTTCTTCGACGACGCGAACGAACTCGCCACGCTCACCAACGTGTTCTCGGTGAACGGCACCCCCACCGACCCGTCCGCCGTCACGCTCACCATCACCGACCCCACCGGCGCCACCACCACACCCGCACCCACCCACTCCAGCACGGGCACGTACACCGCCGACGTCGCCTGCACCGTCGTGGGCATCTGGACGTACCTGTGGGAAGGCACCGGGTCGGCCAGCGACGCCCAGGCCGGCACGTGGACAGTCACCACCACCGAACTGAACAAGCGGTACTGCTCGGTGGAGGAACTGAAGTCGCGGCTCGGGATCACTGACACGGTGGACGACTTCGAACTCCAGCTCGCCGTCGAAGCCGCCAGCAGGAGCATCGACGAGATGTGCGGCCGGTACTTCTGGCGCGGCTCCGGCACCCGCACCTACGTGCCCCAGTCGATCTACGGCCAGCAGATCGACGACCTCGTCTCCGTCACCACGTTCAAAACCGACTCCACCGGCAACGGCACCTACGACCAGACCTGGACCCAGGGCACCGACTACGCGCTCACCGTCTCCTGGGGCCAGTACAACACCGGCGCCAAAGGCGAGACGTGGCCGTACAACGGGTTCACGATCCTCGGCCCGCAGTTCATCCCCTACGTGTGGCCGTGGTCGCATCAGGACCGGATCCAGATCGTGGGCGTCTTCGGCTGGCCCGCCGTCCCGCTCGCGGTGCGGCAGGCGACGCTGATCGCGGCGGCGGACCTGTTCAAGCTGAAGGACGCCCCGTTCGGCGTCCTCGGCTCACCGGACCTGGGGATGATGCGCGTCGGGCAGAACTCGCGGGTCCTGTCCCTGGTCCGCAGGTACATCGCCGGCAACCGGGTAGGCGTCTAAGTGACGCAGCCCACCCTCACCCAGGTCCGCACTGCGCTCGCCACCCAGCTGTCCGCGAACATCACCGGCCTGCGCGCCGTCGCGAACCGCACCGCCCAGGTCGTCCCCCCGATGGCCGTCATCGTCCCCGGCGCCGGCACGTTCATGCGGTACAAGACGACCCTGTCCGGGTCCGCTGACCTGACGCTGCGGATCGTCCTGCTCGTCGCCGCCGCTGATTCCAGCCTCGGGCAGGACGTCATGGACCCCTACGTGGCCACGACCGGCTCCCAGTCGGTCCTGGCCGCCGTCCAGGCCGACGACACGCTCGGCGGGGCGGTCGAGTACGCCGAGGTGATGGACGCCGGCGCGTATGGGCTCCTGTCGTGGAACGGCGTGGACTACTGGGGCTGCACCTTCACCGTGGTCGTGGGCATCTGATGCCCCGGCTCAGGGGAGGTGGTGCCCGGTGCGCTGGCTGGTAGGTCATCCAGGGCCCCATTTAGCGCTTCTCCGTGCATGACCTGTACGAAGGCTGGGTGGAAGCCCTCCGCGGCCTAGGCGAGCAGGTGCTTCCATACAATCTCGGGGATCGGCTCACGTTCTACGACGCCGCCCACGTCGAATCCGGGCCCGAAGACCCAGGCGGGATCAAGCAGTTCCGCAAGGCCGTCACCCGCGAGCAGGCGATCGAGCTCGCCGCCAACGGCATCCTGTCAGCCGCGTACAAGTTCTGGCCGGACGTGGTCCTGCTCGTGTCCGCGTTCTTCACCCCGCCGGAGCTGCTGGAGATCCTCCGCGCCCGCAGGCACAAGATCGTCATCCTGCACACTGAGTCGCCGTATCAGGATGACGAGCAGCAGACCCGTGGCGCCTACGCCGACATCAACCTGCTGAACGACCCGGCGAACCTGGACTCGTGGCGGGCCCTCGGCCCACGCGCCGAGTACATGCCCCACGCCTACCGGCCCGCGATCCACTACCCGGGGAACGGTGGCCCCCGGCCGTACGATCTGGCGTTCGCCGGCACCGGGTTCCCCTCCCGCGTCGAGTTCTTCACCAAGATGGACCTGCAAGACCTGGACGTCCGCCTCGCCGGCTGCTGGCTCGACCTGCCAGAGGACTCGCCGCTGCGGAACTGGATCGACGGCGACCCCGAAGAATGCATCGACAACGCCGACACCGCCGCCCTCTACCGGCAGGCGAAGACGGGGATCAACTTCTACCGGCGCGAGGCCGAAGACGCCCACAAGGGCGAGGGCTGGGCGATCGGGCCCAGGGAGATCGAGATGGCCGCCTGCGGTTTGTGGTTCGCCCGCGACGGCCGGCCCGAGTCCGACCAGCTGTTCCCGATGCTGCCCGCGTTCACCGACGCACGCGAAGCCGGCGAGCTGATCCGCTGGGCACTCATCGCTGACGGGCAGCGGGAGAAGGCCGCTGCGGCGGCGAGGGAAGCCATCGCGGACCGCACGTTCGAGAACAACGCCCGCAAGCTACTGGCGATGCTGGATCGCTGACCCCGGCGGGATGCGCGTCTTGCGCTTCCCGGCCCGCTTCACATGCTCGGCGTAGTCGCGTTCGGCCTCGTCGTAGATGGCCCATAGTTCCTGGCGCCGGCGCCGATTGCGCAGTGGGCGCCACCACTCGCGGTGGATCAGTGCCGCCAACGCACCTATCTGGCGCGTGGCTTCACGCTGCCGGTCGCGGAACCGATCGCTCATAACAGAAGGGTAAGCGCGTGTCTCGTCGTCATGGCCGCAACGGCCAAGTGTATGTCGGGGTGACCAACGGCGCGGCCGCGTCCCCCGTCACCTTCCAGGCATCGTGGTCGATCGACATGGTCACCGACAAGCAGGAAGTCACCGCGTTCGGGGATTCAAATCGTACGTACGTTGCCGGCCTGCCAGATGCGTCGGGAGACTTCTCCGGGTTCTGGAATGACGCCACCTCGCAGACCTACATCGCGGCGGTGGACGGGTTGAGCCGCACGTTTTATCTCTATCCGGACACGACCAATACGCCCAATACGTACTGGTTTGGTACGATTTTGCCCGATTTTTCCGCCGATGGGGCGATAGGCAGCGCTGTCACCGTGAAGTGCTCCTGGAACGCAGCTTCAGCCGTACAGCGTTACACGGCGTTCGGTGGCTTGAATACGTAAACTCATGCTATGTTTGGAACATGGCAGAGACGGCATGTTCCATCGACGGCTGCGAGCGGCGGACCTACGCCCGCGAGTGGTGCCGCCCGCACTATGTGCGGTGGCGCCGTTATGGTGATCCGCTAACGGTCAGGCGGCAGCCGGGCAGGCAGTGCTCGGTCGAAGGATGTGGTCAGCCGCACTATGCGCGCGGGTGGTGCCAGGCCCATTACTCGCGTAAGCGGCTGTATGGTGATCCGCTCGCTGGAGGCGTAACCCCGACGCCACGTGGGGATGCCTGCTCGGTAGACGGCTGCGGCAAGCCTGTCCTGGCGCGTACCTGGTGCGTGGGTCACTATGGCCGCTGGCAGCGGCACGGGGACCCGATGGGCGGCAAGTGGCGGTCCGGTGCCCAGCATGACGGGACTTGCACTGTTGAGAAGTGCGAGCGAGCTGCTGTGACTCGCGGCATGTGCGGAAGTCACTATTACCGCTGGCAGCGATACGGTGACCCTCTGGTGAAAGACCAGCGCTTCAAGATGTGGGCTAAATGCTCCGTGGAGGACTGCCCTGGGGAGCGGGCAGTGCGCGGCTGGTGCAGCAAGCATTACCAGCGGTGGAAGCAGTACGGCGACCCCGAGGCGCCACCTCGCCGCGCCCGCAACGGCGAGGGCTACCGCGGAATCAACAACAACGGCTACATCGTGCTGAAGCGCGGCCGGGAATCGGTGCTGGAACACCGCAAGGTGATGGAAGAGATTCTCGGACGGCCAATGCTCCCTGCCGAGACGGTCCATCACCTGAACGGCGTCAAGACCGATAACCGCCCCGAGAACCTGGAGCTGTGGGTGAGCACGCGCTCTGGCCAGCGCGTGGCGGATCTGATCGCGTTCGTGGTTGAGCACTACCCGGCAGACGTCCTGGCCGCAGTGATGCAGCAACTCCCTGCCTGAGCCCAGCACCCTACCGCCTGGGGGTGACAGTGGCCGGCCTGGAAGACGGCGCGAGGCAGTTCGATGACCTGGCGAAGAACCTGCTGCTCGTCGGCGAGGTCGAACTGCGCAAGGAACTGTTCGAGGCGGTCAGCGACGCTGCACAGCCGATCGTCGACGCGATCCGTACCGATGTGCCGGACTATCTGCCGAAACGCGGCGGCTACGCCGAGGCGGTGCAGGCGGACCTGGCCATGTCGGTGGTGCGCCGCTCCACCAGGGAGGGCCCAGGGGCGACGATCCGGGTGACCGCGCGGCCTTACCAGAACAGCAGTAACCGGAGCCTGCGGAGAACCCACACGGGCCGCAAGCTCAAGCGGCTGAACGCCGGCCTGCTGGCGCACCCGCTATACGGCGACCGCGAGCACTGGTACTCGCAGACGGTACGGCCGGGGTTCGTGACGGAGGTGGCGCAGCAGCAGCTCCCGGAGGTGCGGGAGAAGATCGCCGAGGCGGTGCGCAGGGTGACCGAGATGGCGACCAGGGGGATCTGAATGGCCAAGGTTTTCATCAATGGCGAGGCGTTCGAGTGGGACACTTCCCGGCAGCCGATGAGTGAGGCGCTGGCGGTCGAGCGGGCGCTGAACATGCGGTACGTGGACTGGCAGACCGAGCTCGCGGGGGGGTCGGCGCGGGCGCTGGCCGCGTTCTACTGGCTGGTGTGGCGCCGCAACGGCCGGGATGTGGCGTGGGCTGACATCGAGTCCGGGGCGGCGGAGATCGACCGGGCCGCGTCCTATGTCGAGGGGGGCGCCGGGGAGGACGAGGACCCTACGGAGGCGCCGGAGGGGGCGCCGCAGCCCCCGGATCCTTCACAGCCGACGCTGGAAAGTACATAGGCATCTTCGCCGAAGTCCTGCATATCCGCCCGTGGGAGATTGGGCTCCTCGAGCAGGGCGAGTTTGAGGCGCTGATCGACTACATCGAGGACAAGGGGGGTGGCTGAGTCATGGCCGGTGACTCGATCACCATCCCGATCCAGACCGAAGGTGCTGACCGGGCCGCACGGAACATCAAGCAGGTCGGCCGGGCTGCGGCGGAAACCGCCGGGGAACTGGACGTCGCTGCCGCGTCGATGGCGGCGTTCGATGTGTCGGCGCAGAAGTCGGCGAAGGCCGACTCAACGCTCGTTGCGGCACATAAACAGCACACCAAAGCGGCCGCGCTGCTCGCCGATGCCGAACAGGTGCTCGCCGGTGAGACGACGAAGACGACGAAGGTGCTCACCGACCAGGGCAAGGAGGCGGAGAAGGCTTCCGGCCTGCTGGGCACCCTGGCCGGGTCCGGGGGTATCCCTGGCGGGGGCATAGGTGCGCTGATCGCCGCCGGCGTGGCCTTGTCGCCGGTGCTGGTGACGCTCGGGTTCGGGCTCGCCGGCCTGGGCGCTGCGGCTGTCGGCGCGGCGAAGCCGATCCTGGACGCCGCGCAGGCGACGGGCGGCCTGCGGGCGAACCTGGGCAGCCTGGACCCGGCGCAGCAGGCCGCGGCGAAGTCGATCCTGGCTGCGGGGGACGCCTACAAGCAGTTCTCCAAGGCGCTTGAGCCGACGATCCTGAAGGACTTCGATGCGGCTATCTCGCTGGTGGGGCCACTGCTGAAGGACATCGAGCCGGTGGCGAAGGCGACCGGTGACGCGCTGGCGAAGGTTTTCCAGCAGGTCGGGGCGACGTTCCGGTCTGGGGAGTGGCAGCAGTTTTTCGGGTTCATGGCGAAGACCGCCGGGCCCGATTTGCAGCTGGTCGGCCAGGTCATCACCGGGCTTCTGAAGGATCTGCCGCCGCTGCTGGAAGGGCTGCAGCCGGTTGCGGTGGCGTTCTTGCAGGTCGCCAACGCGGCGACGATCGCCGCGCAGGCGTCGGAGGCGTACGCCTCCGCTAACAGCAATTTCTCCCCCCAG